TTCAGAATTAAATTCGATTATGAAAAGCTCGTCATTCTTTACACAAAACCTGCACAGTCATCCACCTATACTCCAGACTTCAGGTTGGCTAATGGCATTATCATTGAAACCAAAGGTCGGTTTGTTCTGTCCGACAGAAAAAAACACCTGCTGATTAGAAAACAGTATGGCGATAAACACGACATTCGCTTTGTGTTCAGCAATGCAAAAGCAAAAATTTATAAAGGATCAAAAACAACTTATGCCGACTGGTGCGTCAAGTACGGCTTTAAATTTTTTAACAAAACAATTCCGATGAAATGGATCAAGGAGAAGCATGGCACTCATCGTTCTTAATGGATTAATTTTATTGGTGTTAGTTTTCATAGCTCTGATGATTTATGCCATTGGAGATAGGTTGAAATGACGAAGCATTGGAAAATTTATAATGATTTCTGGTTGCCAGAATTAACCATAGCACAAACTTTTCAATGCACAGCTTGTGGTCAATGGTTAGGCACAGACATTCATCATATTCAAAACAAAGGTATGGGAGGCAGTAAATTTAAAGATTTTCTGGAAAACTTAATTTGCCTTTGTAGAAAATGCCACGATAGATGCCACAAGGACAAGCGATACAACAAAGAAGCAAGAATTAAAAATTTACGATTAATAGCCGATAAACTGGAGAGTGAACTAGATGAGTCTTGATAATACTTTAAACAGGTACGATCCTCACAAGATTGCTGAATCTAAAATGGAAGCAATTAAAAATTACAGAACAGCTAAAAGAATTTTTAATAAGCTAACGAGGATGAAGGATGAAAAGGAAAAGGGAAGATACCTGCATTATCGTTTTTTATCTAATGAAAAACACAGCGTTGAGGATGCCAAAGCCAAAGCGAAGATAGATCCTGAAGTTACCGAAATTGTTTCTAAATTGGAACAGGCGGAAGAATTGATGGATGAAGCGTTTGCTGAACTTGATCGAATTACCACAAAAATAGAGTTGATGGCAGATGCCAATGCAACTGCGAGAGCTGAGATGCGCTTGGGAGGGTTGACTCCTTAATGAATAATATAATTGAATTATCCAAAAGCGAAGGTTTTCAAGCTAGTCTTGTAGGTATTCAAAGAAATATTGAAGCAATTTTAGATGGAAGAAAAACAGCATTTGGATCAGATAAAACTTGGACTATTCATATTGAGGGAGCTTGTGGAGAATTAGCTGTAAGTAAGTATATGAATTTATATTGGGGAGGAAGTGTTAATACTTTTAAATCCGATGGAGATTTATGCAATGGATGGGAAGTAAGAACACGATCAAAAAATGATTGGGATTTAATTATTAGAAACAATGATCCAGAGGATAGAATTTATATTTTAGTAACAGGTCTATTTCCTAGATACTCTGTTAGAGGTTGGATTAAAGGAGAACAAGGGAAACAAAATCAATTCTATAAAAATCATGGAAATTATGGATATGCTTGGTTTGTTCCTCAAAACTATTTACAGCCAATGAAAAATCTAAAAGGAAATTTTAATGAGTAAGAAAATAATTAAGATTGAACAGATAGACAAGGGAGGAGAGAATGAAAATGAAGTACAAGTTGATAAGCTATGGGAATTGCATTTTGAAAATCAAACCAATCCTCGCAAGTTGGACTACACACAAGTTCTGCACTACCTGACAAAAGGAACAAGTCCTCCTAAAAGTATATATGCATTTAAAAGATGGGAAACGACATTTATATCAACTGACAGAGTGCATTATTGGTGGTGCATTGTGTATGATGACAAAGACCACATACTGCTTCTGCCACAAAAATTTTATGATTTAATTTATGAAGGACATCGAAAAGAAGAAGAAGAGTTACATCCTAAAAAGGAAGTTTCATTGGATAATCCTTTTTTATTTACAGATAGAATTACTACTCCAGAAGAAAAAAAGGAGATTGAGAATTTAAGAAAAGAATTGAATGCCGAAGAAGCATTTAAACTGGGATTACACTTAAACGATGAAGAAATAGAGGCGAAAAATGAATAGACTTTATGAGATAAAAGATGTAGCAGTTAAGTTAAATAGACATCCTCGCACTTGCAGGAAAGATATTAAAGACTTACAATCCCAATTTCCCAACGATCCTGCTTTACATACATATATTGGTAAGCGATTACGATTTACCGATGAACACATTGAAAGGATAGTTGTATTATGCTCAAAGCCGAAAGAAGAAAAGATTTAAACAGCAAGGTTTATTATGTAACCGGAACTTTTTATTTTGAAGGAGAGTCCAGGTATGTGAAAAATAGAAGTTGCCGAACAACAGAAAAAAGGGAGGCGAACAAGTTTGTCTACAAGCTGATTGAGGATTTAAAAAATGACATCAGTCAGCACAAAAGCAAAAAGTACAGTGCTGCTGCCGATTTAAAAATTGCTGATGATGATCCAGATACCACGCCCTCATTGCAAACAATTTCTTTGGTGGAAAAGACAAAGGAGTTTTTAGGCAACCATGACATTCGCACCATTGACAATGACTTGATAAGAAAAAAAGCGTTTGATTGCTACCCAATGGAGGAATATTTAAAGACCACTCCCTACAGTGATTTGTCGGAAGAGGAAAAAAAACAAAAGTCAGCCAGACTGAACACGATGAACAGGAATTTTATCTGCCCTGTGTCGTTGGTGCTGAACTTCGCTTCAGCGAAAAGACTCTGTGAAAAAATGGTCATTAAAAGATTCAAGCTCATTGAAAGAGATCCGGTATACTTTACTCCTGAAGAGGTGGAAAGGTGTTTGCAATCAACAAGTATGTTCCAGACAAAACTTTTAATGGTGTTCCTAATCTACACTGGCGCAAGGTTGCAGGAAGCTCTGAATGTTAAATGGGAGGATATACAAGATGACAAAATTCATTTATGGGAAAGCAAAGGCGATAAAGCTAGGGTTGTTCAACTGCATAAAAATTTAAGGGAATGGTTAAACAAGGTTAATGATAGGGAAAAATATATTTTTATGTGGAGACAAAACTGGAGCAATAAAAAAGATGGGGAGGGATTGTATTTTAACTGGAGGGATATGCTGCGACAAGCTGATATAAGTTTTGAAAAAACTCCTCACAAGTGCCGACATACATTCGCAACTTGGCTAAGAAAATATGCAGGTTGCGATTTGCAGGACTTAAAGGACATTGGTGGCTGGAAAGACAGTAAAAGTGTTGAGGTGTACTCCCATATTATGCCAGATACGATGCCAAAAAAAATCAACTTATTGCCTTAAATTTCTCAAATATTTCCCCAAAGCAAAAAAAAGTGTTGGAAATCTGCGAAAAATTAGCTATTGCAAATCACTGGCAGTGATATACATTAGGTAACGTAAAGATGTGAATTGGGAAATTTGGTAGCTTTATGTAATAAAAGGGAACATTATGTAATAATAGTGTTCCCCAAAACTTACCCACCGATTTCCCCACCAACACTTTACAGAAAGAGAGTAGCCAATAATGAAAATAAGTAAAAATAATTTAGTTGGATTTGAACAAATAGTAGAAATGCTAAAAGCAAAATCTAAAAATAATAAAAGTAAAAATATTTATTTTAGCAAAAAAGATATTAAAAAATATTTAAGTCGTATCTCAATGAAAATTTTATTAAAGGTGGCTCAATAATGATCTTTTCAGACAACATTTATTATCATTATTACATTAGATGTGATGTTCTTTCATCTAGAACAAAAATGATTTTAGATAGGGAAAATAAATCAGCATTTAAGTTTGGATATAAAACAAAAAAAATTCAAATACCTATTTATGTTAAAGACATAGGTGTTGTACATAGAAAGAAATTTAAAACAAAAAAACAAGCATTGGAATATTGTCAAAAATTAATTGAACAAGGTTTTTTAGAGAAAAAAATTCCTTGTGGTTATTCCTCTAACAGAAGATTGATAAAAAATAAAAACTTGAGAATAGAAAAATGGAAAAGGTTTAAATTTAATCCTGATCCTAAAAAATATGTAACTAATCTTCTTCCAACTAAAGAAGAAAAGATAAGTGAATTTAAGGTGGCTCAATTTAACTTAAATACTTAAAAAAAGGGAGGTGCAATCATACTGCCACCCCCCTTAAACCTTAACCTCGTTGAGATATGAGGTTTTTTATTTCCCAGAATTGATGTTTTCTTGAAGAATTTTTAAAAACCAAGAGTTGTCCTTGATGACACCCATCAATCCGTTTGTAATTGAGTTCACGACAATTTCCTCATCCGAGTCTTTGGCGAGAACATTGCCTTCCTGCGTCAAGCTCATATCGTAGGCTATGCAATGTAATATTTCGTGTAAAAGTGTATTGGCGTAATC